ACCGTCTTCGAGTGTGCAACCACTGTCTGCCACACCAAAATAGATATTGTTCGGCCTGTAGTCAACATAATATTCCCAATACCACTTCCCAGGAGGGAGACAGATTGTAGCTCGAACAGACCTGGGAGGGGAACTATCACCCTCCAACCTACGTTTGGCCCTCAGATTATTGTCATAGAGGTCTATATAGTATGACTTGTCATACGGGTTCCACGTAACGTTCTTAGCCAAGCCTTCCCTCCACTATGTGGTGCTTGTCACTGTAATGGCAAGCTTCACTTTCAGTGTATCGCCGTTCTCAACGGGCTTGCCCTCACCATAATTGGCCGCTGAGAACATATAAGGTCCAGCACCACTATCACCTTTCGTGCTGTCGCTCACAAGAGCAGCACCATACACGGTCTTCGTTGCGTTGATGCTGAACACCGCAGGATTACTGTAATTGTTTATTGTCCCATTGCTAGCAGCACCTTCATTGAACGCTGGCCTTGTAGCCTCATCATACGCAGTGCATTCTGTGAAACCAGGGCTCTGATATGTGTCACTTGAAGTGGGCGTGTAGTCGTCCTCAAATATGAGAATATACCAAGTCCCCACCTGCGTAGCACCGTGAAACATTATGTCGAGCCAAGCATTCAGCCCTTGCGTCACAATCTTATTGCAGTATGCCCACTGGTCGAGCAGAACGTCGCTCCTCCAAAGTTCCCACTCCCAGAAGGCATACACAGTTGCAGCAATCTTCATAACATACCTCCTACACCGAAATTGGGTCTCGCAGTTCTACGTAGAACTGGCCAAGCACAACCTCACTTCCCTGAGCAACGTCCTTTTCAGGACAGGGAACAACATACAGCAACTCTTGCGAGATATCGCTCACGAGGGCAATGTGATTGAGCACACCCGTGGTGTCTACAGGAACGGCATCAGCCACATTCACCGTTACACGCCTCCCTGAGACAAGCCCATCCTCAATCTCTCCAAAGTTGGCAGAGCCAATGGCTATCGAGCCAAGGCAATACGTGGACGTTGCTTCCACATAGGAAGCGGGCTGCTGGCTGCACAAGCATAGCTTGTCGGCTCCATTCTTGAGCCAGTTCAATGCTGTGTCAAGCATAGTGTCATTACACCAGACACCCATTACGAAGCCCCTCTGATGTCAATATCAAAACTGTCTATCGTTAGCGTCACTCCCTCTTTCACAGTCAGACTAGACAGCTTCAGCTGCCCACTTCCAACACCACAGGCTCCATCAAGCCTAACGGCAGCTTTGTTATCGCCTGTGTGATACTTGTTGTCATACAGACGAAACCATCCAGCTGTCCCATCGGCTAAGCCAACACCGCTCCAGACATCACCACTCTTCTTCCCTATCACCCCGTTTATCGGAGCTTCGAATTCAAGACCATTGTCTGGCGAACCAGGTGTAAAAGCTCCGCTGTTCAGCGTGATTCTCACGAGCTTCGTGCCTGTCTCAGCACTGTCCGCATCAGCTGGCTGACTTCCACTGTATATCTCAAGAACAGCGTCCTTGAAAAGCTCTTCGAGAGAGCCTCCATTGTCGCTTTTCAAGACTGTGTTCTCATTGAAGGCTTCCTCCGCTGCCACAGTGCCCGTGGCAAACTCCAGTTTGCCTGCAGAAACAGCCAGAATCTCCACATCAGACATGTCATTGCCACCAGTCGTAGACCCAGACGTGGAGATTTTATCACCGACCTTAAATCCTGCATCCAAGAATCTGTTCTCGCTATCCGTAATGTAGTCATTCCCAGCTCCACCATCGTGATAGGCCAACGAAGTTCCTTTCAGAGTGGCGTTTCCGAGCAAACTGTTTTTCAATCCCGTGCTTAGTTTCAGCATAACTTCCTCCTACCACACAATCGTTATATATCTTCCGTCCCTGATAAGAGCAGTCCCTCGAGTGCCTGCAGGGCACTTGACGTGCTCTTCCGTCAAATTCCTGAAGTAGCCGTTCAGGCCACCGAGGCAGATGCCTCGTGCACTCATCCACATAGCATACATGCCAGGTGGCAGACTCCCGTCGCCTATGCGGCTGCTCTCCACGTGAAGGGCTGTGCCCTCCACAGCAGGATAGTCCGCTACCTTCCTGACAAACCAATCTTCAGGACTGCTGCCCACCAGGGCATATGTCATATGTTCATCGCTGACAAACATCCCATCAGCGACGCCGATAACCATCCGTATCCTGCTGGAAAAAGGAACAAAGTTGCGACCGAGGTCGTAGAGGTGGTAAGCGAATGGCTCGCTATACCAGAGCGTCGAGCTTTCAGCTATAAACATCCTTCCGTTCCACAAGCACAGAATGTGTCCTATCGGAGGGTCACTGAAGACTCTTGTCGTGTCTGGCCCGACATACTCGCCCACCTCCCAAGGGTGGCTTTCAGCATTTTCAACATAACCATTCTCATAGCCATTGCTGTAATACACTCTGTTAAACACAGTCGCATAACTCATAGCACTATCGTGCAACCCCACCCTGAGGGTGGCGTAGCTGTAATCTGGCGATAGCAGCATCAGCCTCCCGTTGGAAACAAACAGACATCCTCCGAAATAAGGATATGGGCTGTGTCCTGGAAGGTCTACAACCTTTCGGTAGCCCTTCCGCCTGCACACCCGTCTCTCGACATCTACGTTGTAAGCTGCTGCCAGATAACAAACACCCTCTCGACAGAGTGTGACAGGGTCATGCCGATTGTCCAGCCCTTTCGAGCTTTGCAGCACTCTCGCTAGAGCCATCAATACCTCCAGATAGACCTAGGTCTGTGGACTCGCCGTCTTTCGACCCAAGCCTGCAGCTCATGTATTCCCTGCTCGTAGAGCATCATTGCCGAAGCTGTATTGACCTTCTTCCCCTCTTCAATACCATCCTCAATGAGGCCAAAGCCTATCGCTGCTGCACCCTGCACAATCACCTTGCGGTGCAACATTTCAGGTATCCCCTCGGGGACATCGTCAGGTTCCACTAACGTGGCTGGCTTCCGTCTATACAGCACAGTCAATGTCTGTACTTCCGCAGGAACGGGCTGATAATACAGCGTTGCTCCATCGACGGCTACCGCCTCGACATCGCCTTCGGCGTCCATCCCTGGATATCGCTCCAGCAACTCTTCGAGCGTCACTATCGTGAGCTCGTCATCACCGTCGCCTACATACAGTAGGCGGCTGCACTGCGAGGGCAGGCTTGTATAAGCCTGCCCAACCACAGTGTCAACACTCTTGAGAACACCAAACCCAGGGACTTCGGCCCGCTCAACCGCAGTCGCAATTGCCTCGTTTATCCAGTCAGGAATGCGAGACACGATTTCATCGCTATCGTCGTCCAGCACAACAATCACTTCGTCCACAAGCTGTTGCAGGTTCATCGCACATCACCAGAAAAGTCAAATTTTGACATTTACACTCCAATCCTGCTTACCAGCATATACAACCGTGCCCTTCCAGCAGTCAGTCCGTTGGACAGCGTTGCGATAATCGCAGGCATAGCTGTATCTGCACCTTTGACAATCAATGCTCCAACATCATTCTCACGAAGGGCCTTCGCCCAGACTGTTCCAGATACAGTATTCGGCGTTCCCTCCGTTAAAGACGTGCCAGGCATGTAGTATCCAGCCGAGCCCTCTGTTACATCTGTATTGTCAATGTAATAGTCCTCGTCGAGATTGCTGTATGTCAAGTCGACCGAAGGGTCGTCCAAAGTGCACTTGCCAATGTCAATTGTCGGCGTCCCACCAGAAAATGCTATCTCAACCTCCAGCACAAATTGGTGCAGGTAGTAGTTACCCAGCACCTCTGGAAAGGCAAACAGCAACACTTTCTCATTTGTGTTCTCATAGCCGAAAGGACTGCTCTGCACCCAGAAAGGATTGACCCTTCTGTAGTGCCTTTCATCAGTCCTTCTTAAATCAGTATCTAATGCAGCCATCTCCTACCTCCTCTCAGCAAATTACCGTGTAGTCTGCAAATACATAGACGACACCAGCGTCACCCGTGCTCTTGTTGGTTGTGAGGGTAATTGCACCAGAGCCGTCCGCAAAATACTTGCCAGCAGCACAAGCAGCACTGCCACCAAGTGAAGTCTTCATCCCAGCAGCATCGGGGTCACTCTCGGTGTTTGTCAAGAAAGCGTCTGGGTCAGCAGTTTCGCCGTTTCCAATGAAGCCCACTGTCACAGAAGCTCCCGCTGCCGAATAGGCTGTAACAACCCAGAGCCACACCTGTTTCACAAACGCATATCTCGGCAAACGAATGAGATTATACGTCCCGTTGGCTGGGGCGGCCAGCCTCTTGCTTTTGGCCAGCCGCAGATTATCAGCAAAAGCATGTGTATATAAATCAGTTGCCATAACGAACCTCCCTTACGATAATGGTGCTCCCCAGCTAGACCCAGTAATCACTCCGAAGTCGTGACCTTCAAACCT